CGCATCACCCGTGCTTTGAAGGAGCCCGCGCGGCGCTCCGCATAACTCCGTGCAGCACGCCCTTAGCGCAAAGTTCCTGTTGACGTCATCAGCACAGGGCGCTAAGATCAACATAGAAAGAAGGAACGACATGACCAGCAAATACGACCGCCTGTTCGCCTCCTTGTACGCTGCGCTAGACGAGCGCGACACGACGATTGCCAAGCTTGAAAAGAACCAAAAGACCCGCACGCTCGACACACCCGAAGTCATCGAAGCGAACGTCCGCTGCCAGCGTTACATCAGGTACTACGAAAAGAAGATGGACGAGCTTGAGGTGGCGATCGGCTTCCACGAGAGGCTGCACGCCGATGCCAGCAAGAAGATCGACGAGCTTCAGGCGACGATCAAGGAGCTAGAGGCGACGATCGCCAAGCGCGACGAGACGAACGCCCAGTTGAAAGAAGAGAGCCGGTCCCTACGAGTAAGCTGGGACCGGATCGCATTTGTTGACGCAAACCGTGCTAAGAAGCTAGCCAAGCTTGAGGTCGACATCGCCAAGCGCGACGCCGAGAAGAGCACACACCCGATCGGCTAACTCTTCAACCTTCAGACGGGGGGCTTCGGCCCTCTGTCTGAGTGCTGAAGACGCACGCAAGAAAGAAGGAACGACATGACCGACACGACCGACCCCAGCACGCACCCGCAGTACATCCCGTTCATGCACGCGTACGCAGGCATGACCGCAGCACGCGAAGCGCTGGTCCGCGCGCTTGAGGACCGCAGCTCGGTCATGGCCCAGGGCACGATGGCCGCCGCGACCATCAACATGGAGCAAGAGACGTTGCGACTCGAACGCAAGCTGATCGAGCACCAGCGCGCCATGTGCGAAGGACTGCCCTCCGACTGGACCGAGCGCGTTCGGAACGCGACGCCTTGCGAGGTCTGCGGAGCTTCCCACGCGATGGGTACGTGCAACGACGCGTAGCTCTCCGACTCTGAGAGGAGCGCCCTAGGGCGTTCGTCTCAGCGTCGAAAATGACGCGCTGAAAAGGAAGGAAGAGACGATGGCAATGACAAGATTCGAGAAGCTTGAGGCAAAGATGGTGGACAGCGAGATCCGCGAGTCCCTCGGGGTGTGGGCGGCTGAGAATGGCTACGCCCTGCACATTCCAGGGCGCACGACCTACACGATGGAACAGGGGGGCGTCCTTCGGTTCAAGGTCGAGGTGCGAAAGGACGACGGCAAGCCGAACGGACAGGTGCAGTGGGAGCGGCGCTTCATGGGAGACCAGGCATTCCCTACCCTGACGGAATGCTACGCAGGCGACCAGCGACATCCCGGCCAGTGCCGACTGTTGAAGAACGACGACTGGGGAGCGGAGTTCGTTGATCCGGGGTCGCGCTACTACCCCGCCAAGCGCTACCGGATCACCGGCTACAACGCAGCCAAGAGGAAGTACAAGGTCCTGGCCGAGAACCTTGAGACAGGAGAGACGATGGGTTTCACAGAGCACGCGATAGCGCAGTGCCTCGGTCACGACGTGTCCACCGTAGAGCACGAGGTACACGGCTTCACCGTGGACGCGCTCGACTAGCGCCGCCCTCGCCCCGCCGTGCTGAGAAAGGCTCCCTTACGGGAGTCTTTCTACGTCTCAGCGTACGTACGTACGTACTGCGCTCCTGCCTGCGAGCGCGCGTTCAAGCGCTGCGACAGGTGGCTCGGTATCTTCTTAAGCAGCGTACGATGTACGCCTTGTGCCTATTGAGGTTTTGCAGGGTGCGTACGCCAGATGTACGCCAAGTGTACGCCCGAGCGTACAGCGTACAGTGCGTGCAAATGTGTACGTACGATGTACGCAGCGCGATGCTACCGCGTGCTGAGACGCCGGTACAACGACGTGCAAGGCGTCGTGCCGTGTTGCGACCGTGCGTGCCGCATGCTGCCGCATGCGACAAGTACGCAGAGAATCTCTTGCACTGCTGACGTACGACAAACGCGTGCAGAAACGCGCAGCAGAGACTCACGATCCGATCAGCGCTTGTGACTAGTCGCGGACGATCCCTAGCGTCTACGACGCGCCGTGTGTTCGACAGCAGCCGTGGCAGTCTGTATACATGCTGCGTACGTCTACAAGACGACTGCGCAGAGGTGAGAGAGGTGTCGATGCCCTCTGAGCGCGCAAGCGCGCCATCCCCGCCGAGTCGCGCCCCGCGCGCTCTCGCTGCTGCTGTCGCAGCAGCTTTAGGAGGAGCTGCTGACGCAGCAGCTCCCAGACCAGCGCTCTCGCGCTGTCAGCCCCGCCGATCCCCGCCCCCTCCAGCCGCCCGAGCCCCTCTGAGCGCTAGCGCGCTGCTGAGCGCTAACGCGCTCATAGGAGCTGCGCGTAGCGCAGATCATCGTGCGCTTTCAGCGCTACTAGCGATCGCCGCTCCAGATGCGCACGCTATTTTGAAATGCTCAAAAAGATGACGTCAGTAAAGACCGCAAGCGCCCGCGCACAGCGTGCGGAGCTGGCGTACATGATGCTCCCGCAGGGGCAGCGCAGCTTTGAGCGTTGCGCGGAGCTGTTGACGGCGTACGGTGACAAGACGCATCGATCGACGCTGGCGAAGTGGTCGTCCGACTTCGGCTGGCAGCAGAAGGTCAAAACGTGGGACGCGCGTCTGATCAGTGACACGTACGAGCATGCGGCGACGGATGAGCTCCTCGCCCACGCGGCGATGCAAGCGCGCCAAGCGCAGCTCGGTCGCACGTTGAGCGCGCTCGCGTCGTCTGGAGTCGAACGCGCGCTACACAACAATGTGACGCCTTCGCCGCTCGAAAGTGCGCGGCTCGCTGAAGTCGGCACGCGCATTGAGCGGCTCGCCCTCGGCGAAACGACGTCCCGCGCAGAGGTCGTCCAGACGGTCTTGCGTCCCGTCGTGAGTGCGCTACTGACGGTCTTTGTCGAAGCCAATGCGCTCGACGAACCGCGTGAGCGACTCGCCTCGTTCGCTGATGCGGCGCAGCGCGTCATCGATAGCGCGCTCGTGACAGACGACAGCGCATGAGCCCCAACGCGATCGACACGATTGATATCGCAGCGGAGCTCGGACTCGTCGCGCCTTCAGAGACACCCGCGCCGACGCGCTTGCCGACCGACGTGCGCTATGCGCTCGATCCGTTGCGCTGGGCGGAAGAACAAGTCCGTCTGATCCACAAAGGCAAAAGCACGGCGTTCGTCGCACGGGCGTACCAGCGCGATCTCCTCACTGACGACAGCGACTTGCGGATCGTGCTCAAGCCTCGTCAAGTAGGCGTCAGCAGTACGCTCGCGATCGAAGCGGTACATACCGCGATCTTTCAACGCGACGTCCAGATCTTGCTTGTCTCGCGCAACCTCGAAGCGGCGAAGAGCGTGATCCGTTACTGCCATCAGATTGTCGGCAACCTGCTCGGCGAACCGTTGACGCGCCACGCATCGAAGACCGCGCTTGAATTGACGAACGGCAGCGAGATTCAATCGATCGCAGGACATCCTGATGCCGCTCGTTCGTTCAGTCCGATTGCGATCGTCTTCGACGAGGCAGGCTTCGCGACCGATGCGCGCGCTATCTGGGAAGCCCTGCTCGGCATTCAAGCGCGCTTGACTGTGGCGAGCACGCCGAACGGGCGCCACAATCTCTTTCACGATCTCTGGCATAGCGGCGGCGACTGGTCGCGCCACTTCATTCACTGGAGCGCCAATCCGGACTTTACCGATGCGTGGGCGCTCGAAAAACAAAAGCTGCTGACGCGCACGCAATGGGCGCAAGAGTTCGGCTGCGACTTTGTAGCGAGTGGCGAGTCGGTCTTCTCCGACGGCGACATCACCCGCGCGGGCGAGACGCACGACGCGACGTTGCGCGCACGCGCCGAAGAGGACCCGACGATTCCTGTGCAGATCGCGTGGGACGTCGGTCGACGCTCCGATCATTCCGTCGGCGTCGTACTCGCCAGTGAAGATCACACCAACTGGCACGTCATCGACTTCGATCGCTTTGTGCGCGTACCGTTCCCGGAAATTGCCGCGCGGATTGCGACACTCGCGAAGCGCTATCCGCAGGCGGAGGTGCGCGTCGAGTCGAACGGCATCGGCGATCCGCTGATCGAGTTTCTCTCGATCCCGGTCGAGTCCTTTGTCACGACGCAGCACAGCAAGACGCAAGCGCTGCAAAGCGTGCAGCTTCTCCTCGAACAAGGCACGCTGCACCTGCCGATCGCTGAGGTCGAACCGCTCGTGACCGAATTGCGCGTCTACGAATGGGCCGATAAAAACCTCCGACAAGACTGCGTGATCGCGCTCGCACTTGCCGTTGATGCCGTTGCGAACGCGCCAGGATTGGGAGTCTGGTAATGCCAAGCTGGCCGTGGTCCCGCCAGGAAAAGACAGCCTGGGAGGATATCGCGCTCACCGCGGCGCTCGGCCTACCGGCGAGCAAGCCGGAGACCTTCGACGATCACGCGCCGCCTCTCGCCTATCTCATGGATGTCGTCAGCCAAAACCCGATTGTCTATTCGTGTATCCGCGAGCTTGCGACGTCGCTGGCAGAGCCCCGCTGGCGCGCAGTGGTCCCGCAGCCAAACGGGGATCTCGAAGACAGCGATGGTCCGCTCGCCGCGCTGCTGACGGCGCCGAACCAACATCAGACCTTTGGAGACTTTATCGAGACGGGCGTGGTGAGCTTACTTACCACTGGTAATGCGTATCTGTTCCTTGAACGCATCGGGCGAGGAGGCGCGAATGCGCGCGTCGGTTCGATGTGGTGGTTGCATGCTGATCGCATGTCCGTGCAAGCAGGCAGTGGGCCCGATGCCGTCGCGGGTATTGCGGGCTACCAGTATCAGCTTTCCGAAACGGAAGACCCGGTTTTGCTTGCACCACAGAACGTCGGGCACCTCAAAATGTCGAACCCGACAAGTGGTGCGAAGGTGAGCGAGCTATACGGGATCTCGCCGTGCGAGATTCTGCGCAACGACGTGCAGCTTGACTCGCTGCTCTCGGATATGTCGCTCTCTTTCTTGAAGCGCGGGAGCATCCCGTCGGGCTTGTTGAAATTGCGCAAGCGCTTGTCGTCACCTGACGATGCCGAGCAAGTGCGCAGCCGCTGGCGCTCGTCATTCTCCGGCCGCGATGGGATCTGGAACGTCGCCGTCCTGGATGACGACGCCGAGTACCAGCCGCTGCAAGCCCTCCCCAAAGAGATCGCGATGGAGGCGACCCGCGATGAGGTCGTCGCGCGCATCTGCGCTGTCTTTGGCGTGCCGCCGATTGTCGTGGGCGCCAACTTGGGGTTGAAGCGCAGCACCTACAGCAACTACAGCCAGGCGGTTCGTGCGTATCACACCGAGACGGTCTCGCCGCTCGCCGATCGGTTCTCGGAGTTTTTGAATCGCATCGTTGCGGTGCCGAACTTCTCCGGCGGTGTGCGCGTCCACCCAGACTTCTCGAATGCGCCCTCATGGCAAGAAGACCAAACCGTCCGCGCAGAGCGCGCGCAGATGCTCTGGACGAGTGGCGTGATCAGCTTGAACGAAGCGCGGGATATTTTGAATCTAGACTCGGTCGCCGGTGGGCAGATACGCATCACGCCCGCCAATGTCCTAGAGGTCGAAGTCGAAGCGCCGACGCGAGCGCTCGAAGCGGCGCGCGTCATTCAGAAAGTGCCGCTGGAGCAATCGCCACCGGGCGCGCTGATCGCCGAAGGCGATGAAGTCCCGATCCCCCGTGCAGCGGAGCTCATCCGTGCGACGCGCCGCCGCGAGCAAGACGCGATCGACGAATTAGCCAAACGTCTACGCGCGAAGTATTTCAAGCCACTACGGATGCGCATCGATGGCGTCGTCGGGCGCTATCTCGCCCGAGCGACAGAGAGCGCCAAAGAGTACCCGTTCGATCTGACGGATCTTGTGCCTGAGGGATTGAAAGAGGAGCTTACGGCGGTCTTGCAATCGAGCGTCCGTGTCACACTCGTCAACACGTTCGACGACCTCGCCGACTCGGGCATCGTGCCGACCGCGAGTTTCAGCGAGGAAAATCTCCTCGTCAAGCGCGGACTCGATGACGTCGCACGCGCCGCCGATGAGATTCACGATTATACCCGTCAAGGTATCGCGCGCACGTTGCAGCATGGCCTAGAGGAAGGGAAGTCCGTCAGCCAGCTCGTCAACGGTCACAAAGACTTCCGCGGGTTGCGCGCCGTGCTTGGCGATATGGATCGCAACCGGGTGGCGACGATTGCGCGGACCGAGATCGCCCGCGCGACAAACTTGGGCACGCTCGGGTACTACGCCGAGACGGGGTTGGATCGCGTGCAAGCGATCGACGGCGATCGATGGGATGACAAGTGTCGCGATCGAAACGGGCGGATCTATACGGTAAACGAAGCCGCGGACGAAACGGAACATCCTAATGGGACGCTGGACTGGGTTCCTGTCGTCGCACCACCGACGCGCGAGCGCGCGGCCGCATGGGAAACATTGATTCACGACCTCGACGCACGGATCACACTACAAGCGAAGGACGCCCGATGATTCTGCACAAAGCGCACGCGATCGAATTGTCGAGCCTCAAGCTGCTTGATGAGGATCAAGGAATTGTCCAAGCGTTTGTCAACACGATGGGCCGCATCGACGCCGATGGCGATCGCATCCTTACGGGGGCGTTTCGTGAGACGACGCAAAAACTCGCACAGCATCCGGTGACCGTGCTGTGGGGGCATGACCCGAGCCAGACGATTGGGAAAATGGTCGACGCGATCGAAGTCGGGCGCGACGATGGCAGTACCGGTCTGCTCGCGACGATGCAGCTCAACCTCCACACGCAGCGCGGACAGGAAGCGTTCTCGGATATTCGTTTTGGGAGTCTGACCGAATGGTCGGTCGGCTTCAACGTCGATCCGTCAGCCGTCACGATCTCGCGTGAAGAAGGTAAGTCGATCCAGAATATTGCGTCCGTCGATCTGGTGGAGGTCAGCGCGGTCGTGCGAGGCGCGTCGCCCGCGACGGCGACCGTGGCGGTCAAGAGTCTTGCAACCAAGACGGCGATCCCGCCGCACGATACGCCGACGACCGCATGGGACACGCCATGGGACGGCCCCGCTGCGGTGGCGGCGTTGCCTGCGGACGATGAAGATGCGTATCGACGCATGTTTGCCTATATCGAGGCAGGCGCTGACGCAGAAACCAAAGGCGCGTATAAGTTCCCCCACCACGAGTTTGCGCGCGCCGAGACGACCGGCGCCGCAAATGTGATCGCCTGTACGTCAGGCATTGCCGTGCTCAACGGCGGTATGGGTGGCGCAGATATTCCCGACGCAGATCGGGCAGGTATCTATCGCCACCTCGCGGATCATATTCGCGACGCGGATCGCGAGCCACCGGAACTCAAAAGCGCCTGGCTCAAAGAGCCCCTCGGTGGTGACGTCTTCACTACGATCGATGAAGCCCGCGCCCGCGCCGACCAGCTCGGCTGTGAGGGCGTGCATGAGATGGGCGAGGACTTCATGCCGTGTTCCTCGCACGCCGAGTATGAGCGGCTCACGGAAGCGCCGCCGCCCGAGCCGATCTCGACCTACAGCGCGGATAGCAGCCATTCAACGACCGACCCGCAGCACAACGCCGCCGCGACCAGCGCCGCCGCGTCTGTCCTGCGTGCCCGTCTGCGGCTGTTGCAGTCTGAATCGAACCAGCATGACCGAGAGGATTTGGAATGAGTACCACCCAGATGCGCGATGAGGCCCAGGGCCTGATCGCCAAGGCCCAAGGGGCGCTCGAAGCGGGCAACCTGGAAGAGGCCGAGCAGCTCTCCGCTGAGGCGGAGACGCAGATCGCGTCAGCAGACCAGCAAGACGCGGCTGCCGCGAAGATCAAGAAGTTGAGCACGTCGCTGGACGCGGAGTCGCTGCGCCCGATGACGCTCACGCTCGAAGAGCAGAATCTAACGGCCGGCGAGCAGGCCGCGCAGATGAACAAGCGCAAGAGCAGTTACAAGCCCGCGACGTGGATCAAGGGCCTTCCGGCTGCCGCCCAGCCGCGCGAGATTCTGAGCCTTGCAGGCGAAGACGTGCAAGATGAAGCGCGCGTCTACTCGACTGCCTTTTTGAATTGGATGACCGGCGGTTGGAAGTCCGATGCCGAGTGGCAGATCAACGCGGACCCGATGTTCGTGAAGGCGATGAACGAAACCACGAACGCTGACGGCGGTTTTTACGTCCCGGATGAGTATATCGATCGGGATATTCACGATCCTGGGGTGCCTGGCGCGGTGCTCCGTCCGCACTGCACCCAGATTCGCGTGAGTGGCAAGGCCGGGTACATCCCAGGCTTTGGCGACGTGACCTGGGCGGCCCTGACGGAGGGCACCGCTCCGACTGCCGTGACCCCAACCATCAGCCAGTACTCGTATTCCATCGAGAAGAGCGGCGCGATTGTCCAGGTTTCCAATGAACTGCTTGC